TCATTCCATACAGACTTTTCCGACCGAAAGCAGATACGAACACCAGCCGTAACTGATGCCGAGGTCTTTTGCCTTTTCGACCACCCGAGTGATGCTGTACTTCGGTTCCGGTCTTTTTGCGAGCAAAAGTTCCTCCAGCATCCTTTCCTCCAACGCTTCCTGCTTCCGACGTTCAGCTTGAGCAAGGCTGCGTTCCAGATAATGCTCGCGGTGCTTGAGATAAGATTTGTGGGATTGTGCGGCCTGACGTTTCTTTACGCAGTCAGGGCAGAACTTCTGGCGGTTCTTGGCGTTCGGTATGTCCCGTCCGCACATCTCGCACTTTGGGGTACTCATCTGAAAATCCTCCCAGAATCCTTATCCATAAGGACAACCCGGCCCACGATCTCGAACCCGGCGAGATCGGCTACCTGCTTCAATGCGCTGACCAATGCACTGATGGTGCGCATCCGGGCAGCTTCAAGCTGTTCCTCCTTGCGGATGTTCTTGTGTGCCTCATACGGCGTCGGGTCGTTGTAATGCTCGCTGTTCTTCAGTTCCACGGTCGGCACCTCCTCATCAACAGATCATCGGAATCAGAAAGAACCACAACGGGTACGTCTGCCCAGTTACGATAATGGCCGCGACAATCGCAGCTCCAACTGCCAGCCACTTGGCTGCATCAGACATTTCAGCCCACATTAGTTTTTTCCTCCGTTTCAAGGTCTTTGTACATTTTTTCCATCATCCGCTCTGAAAAATACAGCGCTTCAGCCAGTCTTCCCTCAACGATCATTCGCTCGGTGCAGGGCGGAAATTTGGAGCATTCAAACAGCGCTTTTCTGACCGCATAACGAAATCCATCACTTGCAATTCTGAGGTCAAACATTTCTTTACGTGTCATTCTGCTTTTTCCTCCGGCGCTACAGGCAACGGCATCCAGAACGGAACGTCCACAGGGTGAAAAATTGCATTCTCCCAATATGTGATGTCAACGTGCTTGACCGCGGCTCCCCAAACAATGATTCTTCCGAGTCTGTCAGCATCCGCTTCTGTCGGCGGGTCATACTTGGAATTTCTCCAGCATTGACCGGCCACTTCCTGCGGGGTAGCTTCTGGCTGGGTGTCGATATAGTTCTCCACATCCTGTAATGTGTGGATATGGCCCACCTTCATGCCCATGCGCAGGAACTCTTTCAGCATCTCAGCCTCAAGATACCGTTTCTTACTCATAAGGCGTCGTCCTCCTCTGCCTCAGCAACGTAGCACCAGCTCTGGGGCGGCTTGCTCAAACAGCAGCCATTGATTGCGCAGGTCGGTGGGAGCATATAGCTTCCAGACGGCTGATAATGCTCGCAGCTCTCATTCCCACAGACATCGGTTCCGTTCATGCCACGAAAGTCATGCCTAGAAAAGCCGGACAAGGACTTGGGCCGGTCATAAATCTTCAGGTCTGAGATATGCCAGCCAAAGCCATCGCCGCCTTTAAGATACCCTTCGACGGCAGCTTCGCTCAGGCAAGCTGCCCGGAGCAGTTCGTCAGCGTATTCGTACTGCAAATCGGGAGTTTCAATGTACAGTTTAGCAGGCTCATTGCTCCCCGTCGTACCAACATGGGCCAGTCTGTCGATTTTATCGCAGACGAATGTGCCGATGACTTTTCCATTGAGCAATTCAAAGAGGTTTTCGGCTCTTTCCCGCCCATATCCATGAACCGGCCAGACTTCCTTGCGGAATACCTTTTTGTCAGGCGACCATCGTTCCTGCCACGCGAGCAGTGGGGTTGCCTGCGTGCAGTAGATATAGCACCGGAACGGAAAATGGAGACTCGGCCCGTTCCTGCGGATTTCGACTGTCTTTTTGCCAGCGGCGATTTGGCAACACCATCCCGGTCGGATGCTGATGAGGACTGCTTTACTCATTTTTCGTTTCTCCTTCATAGTCGGGGTCTGGAATAAGCATCCATTTTGTGATGTTCCATATAGGAAGACCGCAGGTCGGGTCTTCCACATACCATCCTACCCTATCATATTCTTTGACACAATATTCAGAGTTCCAGTTATTCCGATAATCCTCTTCACTGTAGAAATCCGCGAATCCCACATATGATTTGTTGTCCCAATTAAGATATTCGGCAACAACCAAATGCTTATCATCGCATTTGATTTCATGGCCATCGTGCCAATTAAACTCCTCTTCCTGCTTTTTCGGTGCATTGTGAACCTGTTCGAGGCACGCTTTTATGATATTGTATTCTGTAAGGCTGTCTGCTTTTTTCATCCACTGCTTGAATACGCGCGCAATTTCAGTGGCATCAATTAAACACCGTTTACTCATGCTTCTCCTCCTTCAACAGCGCAGCCCCAGTCCAGCGCTTTTCCGCACTGGCCGCAGAACTTGTTGCGGTTGCCGTCCTCGTTCTTCAGGTAGTCCCTGCTCCCGCAGTGCGGGCAGGTGAAGTCAAAAATAGCGCCGGGAGCCAGCGGCACTTCAGGAATCTGCATCTTCAGGGCCACCATACCCATCCGGCAGGCTTCCTGCACGGTTTCGAGGCTGTCGTAGTCCTCATAGTGGGTAGGGTTGAGGATTTCGGCTGCACGTTCATTGGTCATTTCCATTTTTCCCTCCAATCTCTCCGGTTGCATCTTCCAGCTTGTACCCGCAGTAGGGGCAATACTTGAAATACCCGATAACGTGAGCACCGTACTCCCAGCCAAGACAATGATTGCAGCCATCGCAGAACACACCGTCTTCGGTTTCGGGTACATATCCACGGATGATGTGTGCCGTAGGCCGCAGAGTCTCCGGGTCAATAACGGGGGCCTTCAGTAGGTCCCCAGCCATTCCCGCAACGAGGTCGGCCGCTGCGCTCTTGACCAGCCCAGCGTTATAGTCCGGAATATTCCCGCTGGTCATCAACTTTTGGGCCTCCCCCTTGTTCTCCAGCGCGGCAGTTTTCCAGCCATTGACGACCGGAACGATGTTGACCAATCGAATGCTGTCCTTGTCCATTTGTTTTTCCTCCATTCTTATACGAGCCACTGGCTCATCCAATTATCGAACTCGCTGAAGCGGAAGATTTGCAAGGCACGCCGCCGCTCAAGTGAAACGGCAAGCCACAAATCAAAAAGCGTTGCATCGTACATCTTCGTATCAACGCACAGGTCATTGTGCATACAGTACGCAGTCCACAGGGCCATGAGCTGACTGCGACAGACGGCGTTGCGAAAGTCTGTCGTGTCATCCTTGACGTAATCAACGAGGAACTGCCATTCGGACTTCTCGGTCATCCAGATCACCTCCAATCTTATAGGTCTTCCTCCGGTTACGGCCAGTTCCCTTGCGGTACTCCGCAATCCAGACAGTCTTGCCGCTCTTGTAGTGGCGGAAGTGGCCTCTTACGGTAAAGGAGCAGGCCGGGCTTGCATGGTGGCCTCTGGGAAACACTGTGAGCTGTTTTCCAGCCGAGTGAATGATGTATGTGGTGTTGGCTGTATGCGGCTTTGTGGAGCCTATGCGCTTGGTGGGAGCCTTTGTTGAGGTGGCGGATTTCTCGCCTCTGATGCTGCCCGTTCCATACGTCATCAGCGCCATCAGGGAGCCATACACGGTCAAAGCGCCCTGTTCGGTTTCGGTGGGGTTGCAGTCCGCAGGAAGAGTGCTTACCTTCTTCTTCCACAGGCCGTTGCCCAGCGGAGCAAAGACAACGTGGCCGAGCTTCCTGGCCGGGCTGTCGAGGTAGAGCTTCAGCTTCTTGTCAGAGCGGAAGCACTTGATGGAGATGCCACTCTCGACAATCTGGATTTCCACCTCTCGCAGGGGAACCGGCATCGAACGAACAAAATCGTTGTTCTCATCTCGCCATGCGAGGAGTTTTTCGATGTCTGCCGCTGTGACCACAATCTTGTCCATCATCGTGCATCCCTCCCAACGAATGTGCCGGCATAAAGCCGCCCGCCGATCATGTAGTGGTAGTATTCATGCCCACGCTGGATGTCGGCCTGTCTACCGGGCATGGGCCGCAGAACTAACGGATGCCCAGCAATCTGCACCACATACTCTCCGGCCGGGATGAGTGCCGCCATCCACGACTCCACCGGGCTGGCCCGTGCCGGGCATCCATCCATGCAGCAGGTGGCAGTAATCGGGTCCACGTTCATGGTGAACATGGAAAGCTGCTCATATCTGCTCATTTTGCCACCGCCTTTTTGATGGTGAACCGCCATCCCGGCCCATAGGCCATGCGGTACTCGGCAAGCATCTTCAGAGCTTCGGGCCGGGTGTCGAACTCGTCGATGTCCTCCCACGGCTGGCCGGGGTACTTCCCACGAATCTTAAACACTGAAACCGACCTCCTTCACGGCAACGCCGTTCTTGTCGCACCAGACTTCCTTGCTGCCGAGCTGGCGCTTGGTGTAGCCTTTGACAACGTGCATCTGGTAGTCTTCCTCGGCCTGCGGGTCATGCCAGTGCAGGCCGCGAGCTTTGTACAGCGGCATCCAGTGTTCCTCATAGAAGTCGTACCCGGCTCCGTCGATTCCGAAGAAGTAGCCGTAGTCTTCGCTCTTATAGATGCGGAAGCCGCAGTCGGACATCGCCCGGATGCCATCATCTTCTTCAAGCCACCAATCGTCGCAGGTGTCGCCAAATGACCACATCGTTCCCCACATCGGGAGCGAACCATCATATTCGACCTCAAAGTCGTTTTCCTCGGCAGATACGAGCTTGCCATCATCCAGTTCGATGCAGTACAGCTCGCTTTCGGCGTTGTAGCTCTTGACCTCGCCGCCATGCTCGATGCTGTCAACCTCGTCCGGCAAATCGTAAATGTACACCCGGTCTCCGGTGCTGGCCTTGGTGACCTCCGTCCAGTCGTCAGGATGCAGGCTCATCAGGTCCTGAATCATCCCCTGCGGGATGGCATTCATTTCGCGGACCCACGCTTCAGCAGCGTCACGGATGGTGCGATACTCAACGGTCATAGCAAATTCCTCCTTAATCTCCGATACTGAGGTAGTCGGAGTAAACGGTATCATCTTCCTTGCAGTAGTAGTAGCTGCGGTCGCCGTAAGCTTCCCAGTCGAGAAAGATGAAGACAAGTTTCTTGCCGTTCCGTGCCGCCTCAACGGCGGTCGGGAAAGACTTGTACTTGTGTGCCTTCAAGAACTCGTTGAGTGCTTCCTTCGATGGAAGAATGGTTTTAGTAGCGTCGTTCTCCATGAGGATGCTTCCCCTTTCAGATGGACGCGCAGAAGTCGCCGAGCTTCTGCCACAGGTGGAACGTCTTCCGGCTCATCTGCACGGTATCGGGAACGCCCCGGCCAACCGTCCAGTTGTGAGCCATGCGGAACAGCCGCCCTGCGGCCTCCCGCTCCGATTCGCTGAAGTCGGCCAGCCATGCCCTGCGGCGGCGACCGCTGCTCCAAGTGCAGCCGTAGCGAACCATGCAGATGAGGTCGTACGGGATGTTCGCCCGGACTTCCTCAGCGGTGAGCTTCATCATCCGCTTTGCCATATCACTCGTCCTCCTTAATCCTGAAGAAAGCCATTGCGCTTGCCTTGATGCTGCTCGGCCATCCGTCCGGGTAGGGGCGCTGCGTACCATCCGTAAAGGGAACCATTGCAGTGGCCTCTACAGCCAGCATCTCGCCCTCGTACTGGTAGGGGCGGCAGCGGAACGTACGGAGCTGGATGCTCTCGCATTCCATCGTACCGGCCCCCATACGCCGCAGATCATCCGCGTTGCGTGCCGCGTTCGGGTCATACCCGGCGGCTTTCATGTGGTCCAGAACCGTCATATCAGGCAACCTCCTTTCCGACAACATTCAGGCAGATGTAGAACCGGCCATCGAGGTCTTCAACCTCCCAGAAGTAACCGCCGGTGTACTTGCCATCGGTCAGCGCCTTGTCCTGCCAGAAGCCTTCCTTGATGCACTCCGTGATGGTTTCCTGCCAGCCATCAAAGCGCTCATCCCCGGCCAGCGCCTTGAAGAAGCGGTTGACTGCGGTCTGCCACATCTTGCAGTCGGTGATGAGGTCGGCGCAAACTATGCCGTTCGGCTTGTTCACGATGGCAACCAGATCGACGTCCTGCCGGTGTTCGTCCTGCTCGAAAGCCTCGAAGCTGCTGTATTCTTTCACCTTCAGCATTTCTAAATCCTCCGTGTTTTGGTAAGTTGTTTTCCGTATCTTCATTCTAGCTTACCGGTCTGGTAAGTCAAACGTATGCTGAAGTTTTCACAAAAAATTTTACGGTATTCCGAAGATACTTTATGGAGGCTTACACTACTTTACGGCTGAACCTTTCCCAGAACTGCTTGGCGATGTAGGGGCTGACCGGGGTGATGGTATGATGCTGGCATCCAGAAAGCTGGTAGAGGACGGTGAAGTAGTTCCCGGCGGCATCCTCGAACAGCTCTACATAGAAGTCCTCGAACATCACGGCCTTGTTCGAGCAGAGCGATTCTGCCTTCCGGGTGTCATATCGAACGCCGTCTACGGTCTGCGCTACGGCGGGGCTGGTGCTGTTGCCCAGCTCCGGGAGGCCCGCACCGTTGGCATCACTCATGGAGACCTCATAACCAGCAAAATGCAGCGCCTTTGACAGCTCATCGAAGGTGAGCGAGTTGTTCTTCAGCCGCCCGCTGAGGTTCTGCGGGGTCCAGCCCATGTGTTCGGCCAGTTCTTTCTGAGTCTTCCCGGCTCCAGCAAGGGCTGCGCGTACCATATCAGATGCTCGCATACCATCAGCCTGCCTTTCCAGCCAGAACCCGATTCAGCAGGCTCTCGTACATGGTCTGGAGCATTTCACACTTGGCTTTCGCTGCGGCCAGCTCCGCAGCCATGTTCGGATTTGACGCTGGCGTAGACACCTTGACATCCCGGATGACCGGAACTTCTTTCGTGACCTCCACGATTTTCTCTACGGGCTTTCCAACTTCCAGCTCCAGCGAGATCAGCATTGCAACCTCCACGTTGGTCATCTCTGCCGGGGTCAGGTGGCCCTTGTAGCCCAGCAGGCGGTCAACCGATACGGTCGTAATCTGCTCACAGAGGGCAGTGCTTTCACGTTCAGAGCTGCGGATGAGAACGTGCGTCGGCAGGTCTTTCTTCGGTTGGGTGGTCAGGTATACGACCTCTACCGTCTCTGCACAGGCGTTGTTCTTCTCGTTGGAGACGATGATTGCCGGGCGTCCAGCCGCCTGCTCACAGCCGGTGTAGTTGTCCTTGCTCACATACCAAATGTCGCCGCGCTTGATTTCCATATCCTCACTCCTCCTCTTTTGCCTGACGCTTCAGCTCGGAAGCATCAATGGTGATGCAGGTGGTGTTGGCGACGATGTTATCGGCAATCCCCTTTCCGTGCTCATCCAGCAGGGACTCCAGCGAGGTTGCGGTGAGCCGCAGGGCAGCAACCATGAACGGGAAGTCCATCAGGTCATACCGGCTTACAACGCCCATCAGCTCTTTGGTCATCGCGGTGACGCACTCGGCAGAAATGCTGCGGGCATCATCGGGCTTATTTGCAAGCACTGCCAGCGTCATTCGCAGCGCATAGGGCATCATTTTCTCAGCCATTGTCTTTGTCCTCCTTATACTCGCTGACTGCCTCCGAGATGGCATAATCACGGTGGTACGTCCAGCTATCGTCATTGTCGATATACTTCCGCATCAAGACCGCCGCACGCGGGGCGAGCGCATTGAGCGTCGTTCGGTCAAGCTCATAGGCTTCCATAAGCTTCTCATCGGTGAACTGTGAGATATATTCCCGCACGTCCTCCTCATAGCTCCGAAGCTCATATTCGGAGTAGGAGCGGACCGGCTCACAGCCATCCAGCGGTTTCGGGCAGTAATCGGTGCAGCCATCGTCGTGGACGCCCGGCTTCCTCCCGGTCAGGAACGGAGCCATGCAGATGCCCTGCGGGTTAAACACGCAGGTTTCGGAGTCGCATTCCGTGCAGAGCTTCTGGCAGTGCAGCAGGCTCGTGATGCTTGCCGCGTTAGAGGCATCCTCGTTGTAAAGCAAGTAGGCAATGCCCTTGCTATGCCGTTCATCAAACCAGCGCCAGATGTCAACGCGGCTGGTTCCTGCCGGGAAATCCAGAAACGGGGCCTCCATCGTTTCGGTGGAGGGGTCCATAGGGACATCCCCGAACCGCTTCCACAATTCTTCAAGCAGCGCATCGCGCTCTCTCAATGTTCTCATTACCAACGCCTCCCCAGAAAGAGCCTCGCCAAGCCCACAACGGCCATCGCCCCGACGATCGCCCAAAAAGCAGCGCAGAGGATGTCCGTGGCCGTTTCGAGCCACTGATCTACCACGATCAACCATGCCATCATCATTCTGCACCCCTTTCAGCCGTACACTACTTCGCCAAACAGGGCGTACTGGATGATGAGGTCTGCCATTTCGCCGTCGATCTCGCAGGTGTCAACTTCGCCATTGCTGACAGCGCCGTAGCGATCGCCGCCGTTCTCCAGCCAGAGGCGGAAGCCCTGTGCGAACTTCTCAATGTCCAGCTCGTACCATTCGGTGTTCTCCTCATCAAACGGCTCATCAACATGAATCTTGAGCTTGCCGCCGCGAGAAATCTGTCCGCTGGCGTACTCGCTAAGGTAGCGGTCAACAACCTCTACGCAGTCGGACCAATAGCAGATGCCCCCCTCCAACGCAGAAACCATGATGTCATCAACATCCTGCTGGGTCAGCCGGACCGTAATCTCTGCATGAACCTCGAACTTCTTTTCATCGGTCATCTTACTTCATCCTTTCCTCAAATTGTCGGGTCAAAAATCAGGCCATCCCACTTGCCGTTCAGACGGTCGGGGTACTTCCCGGTCGGAACCATGTACCTGTCCGGAACTTCCGGCGGCAACGGCCGCTCGTTTCTCAAATCCATACCAGCGTCGAACATCGAGAGCTGCACGGTCTGGCTGGTGCGTTCCCGCAGGAGCCGATACCAGTAGATGATGTGGTTCCGAACAAGGTTCAGATTCACGCCATCCGGCCATGCAGGGTCAGAACAGCCGTTCTTCTTCAGGTCATCCCAGTGCTTATACTCAGCATCCAACTGCTCCCTGATCTGGGCCTCGCTCATCTCTTCAGGGGGAATATAGCGGCTCACAGGTGCGCCTCCTTTCGGCGCTCATCGGCGATGACATCAGCGGTAATGCGGTCAACGCCGAGCTTTTCGAGCTGCCGGTAAGCTGCTTCCTTTTCCTGCTGGCAGTCAGCCCGGACGAGATCATCAATCATGTCACTCAGCATACGCCAGCCTCCTCTCTGGTGATAGTTCCGTGAGTCCACGACCCGGTGCGAATGCCAATGCTGGGCAGGCGGGCCAGCAGGGCCTTTTTCATGCTATCAAGGTATCCCCGGTAGCGCCGCTTCTGAAGGCCGGCCATCCATGCGCTCTCACAGTCGGAATAGCCGTCTTTCTGGACAAGCTCGACGGCCAGTGACCACTCGTTATCCTCCACGCAGATGTAAAACATCTCGTTTTCGAGGATGACCCGGCGCTCATTGCCGAGCCAGACGTTTGAGTTGGCCGCAGGCTGGAAGCTGGGACAGAGCTTCCGCAGTTCGGCGCAAAAGCATTCGAGAACGTCTTCTTCCTCGTAACTGCTCCCGACCTCATCAAGAAGCCATTCACCGCTCGAAAAGTCTTCACAGCTGAGGTCGCGCTGTAAGCTGGTTTCCTCCTCTTTGGCGTAGGGGTCATTCCTGCGGTAGACCCGCAGATCATCGTTGTCGATGTAGAACAAGCCCTCATACGAGCCGGTCACACAAACATTGCCACGTCCCATATCACTCACCTCCATCAGTCACTCCAGCAAACGGCATTGGCTTCTTCGGGCCGCTGCCATTCAGGTTCTTCTTCAATGCCCCGGTCATCAGGCGGCTCCGTTACTCCGCCGAACCGGTCAAGCCGGCCGGAGCAATCATACATCGGATTCATCGCTGTTCTCCTTCAGGTAGCAGTGGTCAACGAACAGGTCCCGCAGTTCGGGATAGGTCATGTTCTGGTTATCCATAGCTGATACCTCCATCAGAGAGCAAAGCAGATAACGAGCAGGGTGACGGCAAAGGCTGCTGCGCCGATGGCAACGGCGTTCAGCACGTTGTTGAAACGCTCCCGGTCGGCATCCTTCTGGCGGCGGGCTGCGCGGCTCCGCTGCTGTGCG